AGCGGACCAACTGGACCGACATCGCCGAAATTAGCCTGTGACCACGCTGCATGCTCACGGCGTACCAGCTCGCGGGCAATAGCCCCATCAATCACCTTCAATACATCAGCGAGAATGTAGGCTCTGTTCCCGCCGTTTGAGTATTGGGTATCATGCAGCAGGTGTTCGCGTATCTGGTGCAGGCGATCGAGGGATAAAGGACCGTTCGCCGGGTGGTTGTTAGTTGTCATGGGTTAGTCCGTCCAGTAAGTAAGTTCTTCCGCCAGGCGGTCATCTGCTTCGGCTTGGTTGGGGATATCAGCATCGGTTTCTATGCTGGCTCCGGCAAAATCACGAGCACAGGCTTTGCGGTGTTTACGATTGCCCATGCCCCATTCTGGATTTTTAAGCTCTTTGTTCCATGCCCGTAGCATGAGTTTCATTGGTGACTTTGACATCTCATTCCCCCTTCACGCCAATGCCAGCGGCGGCGCGTTCAGCTTCACTTTGTTCCCAAAACCACTTGTGAAGCGCCATCAGCTCTTCGTCAATCGGTGCATATTTGCGGTCAAAGTAGGCCTGAGCATCTTTCTCTGCTTCGTCCGCTAATTCTCCAGGACCAAACAGCGTGTTATAAATCCATGCCAGTCCGTTCTTAGCGTCGCCAGTTGCCTGCCATTCGATAATCGCTGCCTGCATGACCAGAATGTTCTTCCCGATTAACAGGTCCAGTTCTTTGTACCGGTTCCGGATGTATACATTCTCTCTCTGTAATTCAGCATTGCGCTTCTCTGCGGCTTCCAGCTCATCCAGCAGCGCAAGAACGGTGGCCGGGTTGGCAGCGGCGATAAATGCTGCATCGCGCGCTTCATTTTCACTGAATACCATGGCTATTTGCTCATTGTTCACGCCATCAGTGGAGTAAACCTCATCGTCGAACTCAACGGCCCACTGACCTTTCGTTGCCTTCTCCGCCGCTTCACGTAGCGCCTGTTTGTTGAGTACTGTCATTGGACTACCTCCTGTTTTGATTTTCGCAGCGCTTCTTTGTAGCTGGCCTTTGCGGCTTTCATTGTCGGGCACCATTCGCCTTCAATATCGCGGCGGTCATAGCCATAAGCGACGTCGAACGCACGACGGAACATTCGGTATTCGTATTTTCATGAAAGGAAACTTGTCTCTCTGTGTTCAAACTCCGGCAAGCGAGCGCCTACCAGGTATTCACCAAAGGAAAGACAACTATCAGCGCGAAGATAATCCCCGTATCTGCTCATAGCGCTCCTCCCTGTCTGGCTCTATTCAATAGCTGGTTAAACATCATGGTTAGGCTGTTACTGCACCCAAATGGCATATCGTTAATGCGGTATGTTGGAATACCCTTGCGAACACCAGACTTCACGATCCGGCCGGTGCCATAGAGCTGCGATAATGCTCCGGCGACCGCTGGGGTCTTTTTGTTCATACCTTTGGCGATTTCACCGCTGGTGGTATTCGGATGAGCCTGGAGATATTCAAATACGGTCATGGCGTTTTACCTTTACGTTCCTGTTCCAGTTGCACCAGAGACTCTTTTAATGCTGCGAACGTAGCGTCCAATCTGGTGGCGACTTCGCGCATAAGCGGTGCATGCTTTGGTGGCAGTTCAGCAACGGAGGCAAAAGCCTCCGCAACGAGTTCTTTTACCTTCATGCGGCGCATTGGCGCAGCTCCACCAGTTCGTTAAATCGGTTCATGAACAGGCCATAGGCTTGACCAGGACGGAGAGGGATAACCTGAACGAGATCAGAGCAGGGAATACCTTCGAGAATTTCCCATTTCGAGCCGTCATCGATTTCCATATCACGGCGCTCGGTAGCTAACATGGTTAGATCGGCATATTTCACGACGGCAGCTTGCTCAAGCTGGATACCGAATTTAAAGCGGATAAGACCATCAATATAAGTTTCCATGCGCTGGTAGTCAGGCAGCAAGGCTTTGAGCGGGGCCGGAATATCCTGGCAATATGCCTCCGCAGCGTCGTGCATCAGCGCTTCAAAGGCGAACTCTGGCGGCACAATCTGGCTTACAAGCACAGAGTGCTGGGCCACGCTGTAGAACTCTGGGAGATGCCCAGCGAATCGACAGATGTTGGAAAGAGCAGTCGCGATATCCTCAACATCGATATCGTCGATTGTGGCGGTCAGGTAGTTAAATTTTTTACCGGATAATGTCTGAATGTAGCTCATGGTTTTCTCCATATTGGCGCGCTGCACCGCGCAGATTTTGGTTGCACGAATCCCTCGCCGGGTGGCGATAATTAATGGAATTACGCTTCAATAAATCCCCGCGGCGCCGGGGATTTAATGCAGAGCAATTAGGCTTTAAAGTTACCGATGAAAGTTTCCACTGATTCACCTTCGAACTTGCTGATCAGCAAATCGCGGAATTCGTTGGCGATCTCTTCTTCCTGGGCTTCAAGTTGGACGATGCGCAGAACAAAGCAGGGTTCATCGCTGGTCAGTAGGCTGTTACGCAAGTTAAAGCGGCGTTCGCCCAGACCTTCATACGGCACACATTTGAACTCGAACGCCACAGGCATTACGTCTTTGCTGCTTGCTTCAACGCTTTGCATCAGCGATTTTTTACCAGCGAAATCACCAGTTTCATGGTCCTGCTGTGTTGCTTGCTGAATAGTGATACGACGCACAGCCTGAGCCGCCTGGGAAATCTGCATCGTATTGCCATCAGCATCAAACGCCAGCAGGTAATCGCTCCAGTCTTCCAGCCATTCAGCGATTTGTTTTTGCTTCAGACGTTGGCCATCGATCTGCAGTAACGCGCGGAACGGGGCGGTTTTTTTCAGGGTGATTGAAGCAACGTTATCAGCGTGACCGGGATTATCCAGGGTGCCGATGTTGAACACTGAACGGGCGGTCATGTTGTCAGCGTCAATGAAGCAACGAGCTGGCTCACTGTCGCTGGCGTAACCTTTAGAATAACGTGCGAAGTCGTCAATACTGGTTGTGGTCATGGCGCCACGAAAGCGGAAACGCTCCAGAGAAAAGCGCTCGAGGCTTTCAACGCCAGTACCCTCTGGTAGTAATGCGGTCGGGCAAGCTAGGCCATGAATATCATTCAGGTGATAACCGGAAAGAACCAGGTCTTTGATCTGCTTGAAGGTACCGCTGTCTAACTGAGACATAAAAATTCCTTATTAACTGATGATCAAAGTGGTATCAGTGAGTTTGTTGTTGCGGATCACTGAGCCGCTTTAAGCTTTCCATCCACCGCGCCAGTGATCCCGAACAGCTGACCCTGATCTTCCTGCAGGATGGTGAGCTTCCCGCCTTTGTTGACCCACATCGGGGTTTCGGTTGTGTCCTCTTCGGAGGCTTTACCACGCGGTGTAGGGGTGCTGTAGTTCAGCTTGTGCTTGATCTTGACGCGCTTCTCTTCAACGGAATTACCCATGCGCTCAAAATCAAAGGTGAGGACTACTTTGCCTTTGTTGCCGTTGTTCAGAACGCCAAGCGCGGTGGTATTAAGTGCTGCCGCGATTTTGTTCATGAACACGCCGGCATCCAGTTCGCCAAGAAAATCTGGCACTACGGTCATGCGGTCATTACTCATGGTTTTACCCTCGTTAAGGCGGCTGCCACCGCCGAACTTTCTCCATACACAACAGAGAAGGGCACCTGCATTGGTCGGCGGCTTGCAGAGACCGCTTTCTTTTTGCCCGGGTGGATTGGGTTATGAGCCCGTCGCCCGGTGATGCCCTTTTCTGTTGTGCCCTGAAAAAGGCTGGCGGTTACCGGGCAAGTGGGAAAACACCGGGCCGCCAGAACAGGGAGTTACTTGTTATTGCTTTAGCCTGCTTTTAACCACATCAGGCGCGGTGGTATCTTGGTGTTCTCACACAACCAAGAGGGATGTTTATGGGCGCTTTTGATAACCAGGAAATTACGTTACCCGCATGCCCTAAGTGCGGCACTAAGACGAAGAAGAAAATCGCTTGGCTCAAGTCGAACAAAAGTTTCACTTGTCGATGTGGAGCTACTATCAATGTCAACAGCAGCCAGCTTACTTCCGAAATCAGGAAGGTTGAGGACAAGCTGAAGAAGCTCTTTAAATAGTTTTTTATCGACTGATATTATTTCGTTATCAGAGGTTGGTTTTTCAGCCTCTGATTTTTTAGTCAGGATCATTTTTTCTACACATGTGACTACGCATTCCGAACAGATGGCAGGTTCGTCCTTACCACCTTTTGCGACGATCTTTATCGCTCCCAGTTCGGTTGCTCCGCAAAATGAGCATGTGAATAAATGATTCATGTAAACCTCTACCCCCAACCTAAGTTTTCTGTCAGCGAATCATCCGGTTATTCATACGCCACCGGCGGCTACTTCGTGGGCGTCCTGCCTGTTCGCTGTTGTGTAACACCTTTAAGTTGTAATTTAGTTGTGGCGATGCACAATGTCAACAACTTTATGTGGTTTGATTGAAGATGAGATGAATGCAAGGATGTATAAAAAAAGAGGAGGCTGTATGGAAGACAAGCTTTACGTATTTAATTACACGCACAATAGAGATAAGTTGTTTGCGAACCTAATCAGTATCATTGATGGTATTGTTGCTGATGGGGTGGTAAGAGATGAGGAAATTCTTTACCTTGACACATGGCTACTTGAAGCAAATCAAATTATAAAAAATGGTGTTATTAAGAGTCTATCAGCGAGGGTCTCAGATATCTTAGCTGATGGTGTCATTACAGAGGAAGAAAGAAAAGAACTCAAAAACAGTCTGACAAAAATCCAAAGAGAAATTTTAGATATTCCTGGAATTGATTTTTACTCTGCTGAAATGGATCTACATCTTCTTAATGGATTGTGTAAAGGGCTGATCTCGGATAGGACCTTGACGGAAGATGAAATTAGATATCTCGATTGGTGGTTAACCCAAAATGGGGCTCTTAAGAGTAACTACCCAGGGAAGGATTTGTACATTCTAATAAAAGATATCCTTAACGATGGGGTAATAACTCCAGAGGAAAGCGAAACTCTACATAAAGCACTTGTTGACTTTACTGGATGCGATCTAGACAGCGGGGTTGTTGATGGATTGGCGACGAGGCTACCGATTGATAATGATGCACTCGTTGATCTTGCGGACAAAACCTACTGTTTAACGGGTACCTTTATGGCAGGTAAACGAGCGGTGGTAGAGGAACGGATCAAAAGTGCAGGGGGAAAAATAAGTAATGGAATTACCCAAAAACTGGACTTCCTTGTTGTCGGAACCCTATCATCCAGAGACTGGAAATTTTCCAGCCATGGGAGAAAGATAGAGAAAGCTGTTAGCTATCGCGACGATAATGGTGCAAAGCTAAAAATTATCTCAGAGGAAATGCTATTTGGCGTATTACCATGAACGTGATGACCAGAACACTCTGCCGATAACATGAATTCTTGCGCGGCGTTCATTGAAGGTGAGTATTTCATCTGGATACTCATCTTTGTTGAAGCTTCTTATAATTAAACCACCATCAGGTTGGTTTATTAGCACTTTGACCCTTAGCAGGACCCCATCTCTAACAGCGTATAAATCGCCATCTCGAATAGGATTAGTCTGTGCGATATCAACAGCAACATGATCGCCGTTATTGAGAACTGGCAATAAGCTGTTCCCCCAAATTTTTACGATCCTAGCATTTGTAGCGCTGACTCCAGCTTTCCTTAAATCCATTCTTCGGATAGGAAACCAGTCAATTACAGACTCCACAATTTCAGCTTCACAACCATTTCCTGCTGATAACTCAACATCTAGTACTGGTATGTCAGCGAAAATGGCAGGGTCTAAACTGGCACTTTCAGCCTCTCCAACCACAAAATCAGAAAGTGAAGCATTTTCCTCAATGCCTAGTTGCAACCACTTTTGGCTAACGCCTAATACATTTGCGATTTCTTTTATCTTTCGCGGTTGCAACGTATCTCCGTTTTCTATTTTTGCTACGGATTGTTGAGAAACACCTATGGATTCAGCGAGTTGAGCTTGGCTTAACCCTGTTTTTTCTCTCGCAATTTTCAGTCTTTCCGCCAGTGTGTTCACAACTTCCCCCCTTATTTGTGGTGAGATTACAACTTTATGTTTTAGCTTTCCAACACCTAAAAGTTGTGATAAAAGTTGTTAAGGTTGTATAATCTCTATCGGCAACAACTTTTATGTATTGATACAGGAGAAAACTATGACTCCCGAGCAGTTAGCCCTTTCAGAGGCAATCGCTCTGGCTGGTGGCCAATCAGAGTTAGCGCGCAAGCTTACCGCTAGTTCTGGGCGATTAGTGAAACAACAGCAGGTCTGGAACTGGCTGAACAGAGAGAAAAAACCACCAGCAAAACTATCAGCGCTAATTGAAAAGGTCACCGGAGTTTCAAGAGAGAAATTACGTCCTGATATTTTTCAAAAGATTAAAGATTCAGCAGCGTAATTGTAACCACAGAACTAAGGGGTAAGCCGTGGGTAACGAGCCTATTTGGAAAGTCGAACGCCAGCCTTCCTGGCTGGTGGTAGCGATTAAAAAGACGATTACCGACCTGCCTGGAGGCTATGCCGAGGCGGCGGAATGGTTGGGGGTAACAGAGAATGCGCTGTTTAACCGCCTTCGTGTGGATGGGGATCAGATCTTCCCTATGGGGTGGGCGATGGTGCTACAGAAAGCTGCTGGTGTTAGCTACATAGCTGATGCGTTTTCTCGTCAAACCGATAACGGGATCCATATCCCGGGCGCGGCACCAGAAACAGAGAACGAAGAGATTGGTTTAAAGCTGGCTGAGCTGGTGGGCAGGCTTGGTGACCTGGTTAACGCATATCGTCGATACATCGATGATGGTGTGGTTGATAAAGGGGAGTGGGACAGTCTGAACGAAATCGCCTACCAGTTCCGGGTAACGCTTATGACGTTTCTGAACCTGATTTCACGAGTCTATTGCCTTCCAGAAAAGAGTGACGCCCGCGAGTGTGCAGCTCCGGGCGCCTTGGCGAACAACTCTTCGAGTATGGAGAAATAATCCGCATGAGCAATTTAATCGTAAATCCTCACTTACCGCAACTACGAATGATCCCGGTGCCGGGTCTTCCGCTGTTTCGGTATGAATGCAAAGTATCAAATCGCTGGGTGTCATGTAACCACAGCCAGGCTGCCGTAATTGTGGGGGTCTACTATCGGAGGGCAAAACGCCTGTGCGCGAACTTAACCGAAGGTTCAAAGATCACCGCGGAGTGCCAGTCCGTGTTATCCGCTGGGAGCCAGAAACGCAGCGCGTTATCTACCTGCGAGATGGCTATCCACACGAATGTTTCAGGCCGCTTGAGCAGTTCAGGCAAAAGTTCAGGGAGATAACGGACGATCATGAGCACTAAATTAACCGGCTACGTATGGGATGGTTGCGCAGCGTCGGGCATGAAGTTGTCCAGTGTTGCGATCATGGCTCGCCTTGCTGACTTCAGCAGCGATGAAGGTGTGTGCTGGCCGTCAATTGAAACTATTGCTCGCCAGCTTGGCGCAGGCCCGAGCACTATCAGAACGGCAATCGCAAAGCTTGAAAAAGATGGCTGGCTCACACGTACACAGCGCCGTAATGGTAACCGTAATGCTTCGAACGTGTATCGGCTGAATGTGGCGAAACTTCAGACTGCCGCATTTTCTCAACTGTCAGATTCTGACACGTCAAAATCTGACGCATCAAATTTTGACGCCTCAAAAACTGACCCGTCGAAATCTGGCAAAAAATGCGGTTTTGACCCGTCAGAATC